CCAACATCGTGATGCGTTTTTGTATTCATCACAACTCGTTGAACACCATATTTTTTTAGGATTTCTTCGGTCTTTATAAACAATTTTACACCAATTAACCCTTTTCTATAAGGTTTTTGGATATAAAAAATGTCATTTAATGCCGTTAAACTATTTCTGTAATGCAAATGATATTTAATGACACATATACAATATCCAGCTAATAAACCATCGTCACGAGCTGTAATAATTCGCATAATTCCTGAATCACATAATTTTTTATATGTATCGTAATCAGGGTTTAATTTAATTAAATCTTTATCATTGGCAATTTCTTGATAATGGTTTTCAAGTAATGGTTTAATTTCACCAATAACATTATCAAACGATTCTTCTTGATAAGTAATCATGGGTTGTAATAAGGCACTTTAAATGCCTGTCCATTAACTGTAATATTTATAAATCCTACTGGGTGAGCAGGTAATGTACCTGATCCTGTTGTTGCCGTAGTTGCACTACTAAAATTTAATAAATTAATAAAAAACTGTTGCCACGCACGAGTTGGGCGATTTGTTTGCGTATCTAAAAAATCAGTTACAGGATACGGATTGTTTTGTGTTGATCCCCATAAACTAGACATTAATTTTCCCCTTCACTAGCTTTTAAATTAGCTGACACAATAACAGCTTTTACAGGATCTGTGACAACTACTTCAAATATTTTGTCACGAGCTTGCCCTAATCTTCTCCAAATGGCACGATTTTTATATTTACCTTGCTGACCAATACTTACCCAATGTTCATTAGACCATGTTGATCCACCATCATTTGACCAACGCAACATAGCTTGTGGGTTTTGTAAGGTTGTTTGAGTATTTAATTGTGCTTGTATGCCTAAAATAATTGTTGCACCCGCTGGGACTATATAAGTTTGACTTGGAGCAATAATAAAAGGATCTTGAACATATCCTGTTGCGCCTTGATTAGATAATCCTGTACCTACTCCTGGCTGAAATTGTATTTGTAATTCTTCAAAATACTGACGCTGCAAATCTGTTACTAAATGGGGTGCTCTACGCAATCTGCGGATGTTTTGTCCACTATCTGTATAGTTGTTGGGATCAAGTTGATAGATTTGACCATTTTGCCAATCTCCAACTAAAACCATATTTTGAAAAAATGCAGCGCAATTAGAACGATGGCGATGATATACATTGTTGTCATCACACCAAAGCCATTTATGCCACATCTGCGTTGTAAAATCATATACCCACGTTAAATCTAAAGAAGGAAATGTAATAACATAACATTCGTGACCTTCTAATTGATAAGTATATGCTATTGCATCTTCAATATATTGATCGACTAATGTATTTTCTACAGCATGAGTTGATATTCTTTGTGGCAAATATCCATTCATCATTACAATCATTGCCTGACCACGAATATTTTTACTTACATAAGCAAAAGAATTACCTAATCTAGCAACTGAAAATACAGATGCAATACCGTGCTGACTTGATGAGCCTGGTATTCTTTGATAAGGAAATGGGAATGTGCCAACGTCTGCCCATACTTCAGATGTGGTTTCACCTAATAAATACACTTGCCCATGATCTGCAATTAAAGATACAAGATTATCAGGGCCAGTAAACTTACTAGCAAAACTTAATGGTTGTGTAATGGGACTTAATACATCCGAAGCAGCCCATTGTTGTGTGCCTGGATTATTATAAATAAAATAGTTATCAACAATGTCAACTGTATTTGCGCCATTAAACGCACCGTCTGTTGTAGGTATTACAGTCCAATTCAAAGCATACATTTGCTCTGAAGCAATAGTTTGATGTTTATTTACATAATAACTAGATCCTGCCGTAACAATTTGGGTTATTTCAGTTTGTGCCAAAACGCTACTACCAACAATGGTTTGACCTAAATAAAGAACTGTTCCACCAGTAACCGTTAAGTTGTAATATGTTGCTGAACCTACGGTTACGTCAGCTATTGCGCCTGTAAATGCAATTGTATTAGATGCGTAAATATTTGTTGATGCAACAGTTTGACTAATATTAACTGTCCATGTTGAACCTGATCCTGACAGAATTACTGTTTCCGCAGTCATCCCTTGACCATTTAATGCCTGACCAATCGCTACTGTACCAGTTAAATTGCGAGAAATTGTAAGCGTTGTACCGCTAATTGATCCAATAAATGTTGCCGATGTTGGAGTATTAATTCTCCATGTATAACGGTAAGCACCATCAACAATATAAACATTAATACCATTATCTGTAATGCCTACGTTGCCAGATGATGTGTTAAGCTGACCAATAATTGTAGGTGTTAAGTTTGATGTTAAAAGATAAACGTATGGGCCACAAACCGCAACCAAAAATTGCCCACCAGATAAAGTTCTCATCCCACGAACAACTTGCAGGTTAGGTAATGTAACTAAAGTTGTAAGACCAGGTGTAGGATATAACGCTACAACTCCACGTTGACCAGGCTGTTTAAGAGGGTCAATTTCAGCTCGAAAATTTATACATTCCTGAGCATCTTGATAAATTGATGGAGCTTCGTAAGATGGGCCTACAAAACCAAAGTCCATTAGATAGATTCCTTAAATTTAACGGAATAAATCACCTAAAGAAACCCCCACTCAAAATCCAACCAGCATCCTTTTGCCGACTACTCAACATCGCATCTTGGAATCTAGCAGATTGAATCGGTTTCATATTAGTGCGTTTTATAGTAGCTTTTGCTTGTGATGCATATGCGTTAATCATCCCTATTTGCGTTGCAGATGCTTTGCCATACATAGGCATTAGACGTTCAGCTAAACACCATCTGAGAGCCATTGAGTAACCCTGTGGCAATATAATTGGGTCATTGATAGTGTTGTAACGTGCAAATAATGTGTCTGCAAATATATGCATTTCACCTTGTGATGGATTAGGCCATACAAAAATGTTTCCTAATGTTTCGGTTGGTTGGTAATAAAGAGCTTTGGGCCACGGGCCAGCAAGCGTTTTTAAACCAATCATTTCGTAATCTTCTACGTTAAGAATTGCAACTGGATAATCGAGGCCACCATTAGTAATAGGCTGATTATTGCTGTATGTATTAATACGCACAAAAGCACTATTAATAGAAAGGGGTCGCTGATAATACGAATTAATTGTTGTAGATGTAACAGTTTGACTAATGTTAAGTGTATATGTGCCAACTTCATTGATATTTCCCCCAGCACCAGATTGAAATGCAACGATAGTTGTGCCGTTTGTAATACCTGAACCATTAAGAGTTTGTCCTAATGCTATTGCGCCACTTGCTATTGCTGTAACTGTTAGTATGTTTCCTGATATAGAACCTGTAAATACTGCCCCAATTGTTCCACCAGGTCCAATTGTATATTGTGTAACACCAGGTGATATAGGATAGATAATTTCTGTTTTATAAGAAACCATCATTGATTCGTTTGACCATTGATCTACTATGTCATTTAACATATCAAAAGCATCTTGAGCTGCTTCAGGTGTTGGATTTTCACCTGCTTCTAAAGCACCAATGTCTTTTAATGCACGAGAAATTATGTCAAACGGTTGAGCCATTAATTACTCCAAGGCAATGGTGGTTGTGTTACTAATGGATTAATTTGTAATGCTAAATTGTTGTTGATTGCAGTTTCAGTCGCTGCCTGATTAACACCGTTTTCTAAGCACCATCCAACTACTTGTGATTGTGTTAATTGTGCGTAAGGTGTAAAAGAACCCCCCTCGGCAGGTTGAGGAAATGTACAAGTGCCGTATATGCTATTTGTAAATGTAACAGGCGGTGTTGCTGTGTTAGCTTCTGTACCTGTACATCTCCATCCAGCAGTCAATACAACTTCTGAGTGTCCATTAATAGTTTGTGTGGATGCATCCATCCAGTCTATAATCCAGTTAATAGTTGCTGACATAATTTTAATCCTTTAAACAGAAGTTATTGTTTGCCATGCCGAACCCGAATAGACACATAATTTTCCTAAAGTCGTATCAAATACCGTCAATCCAGCGACAGGACTAGATATTGCATTTTTTTGCGTGGTTGTCATATTTGGAAAACGAATACCCGCAGATGTGCTTTGTACATCTAATAAAGCTGAAGTTGCTGGACTACTTGTGCCTATACCTACGTTACCTGTTGAGGTAATACGCATCCGTTCTGTTGCAGCATTTGTATTAAATGTTAATGCACCACTTGTTGAATTATTTACGACTTGTAAGTTAGAGCCATCCCAATACATATAACCAGCGGTAGATGTAGATGCACCGCTGGACAAAGAAAGTAGTGCGGTAGAAGTGCCGTTGACATTAATTACACCACGGTTTGTATTTCCAAATATTGCAGAAGTGTTTCCAACTAATAAATTACCATTAGTATCAATTGTCATTGCATCAGTAGCACCGTTATTTACAACAAAGTGAATAGCATTTGAGCCGTAAGTACCAATAGCTAAGTCAGTTGATGCGGATGCTAAATAGGTATACCCAGCCTGACTAAATGAACCTGTACCTGTAAACGCAGATGAATTAATACCAAACTCACCAAAGTTTGTTGTAGCCGTTCCATTGTTATTTGATACGTTAAAGTTTGTAGATGCCGTTGCACCTGAGTTAGTATTTTGTAAAATAACTTGGTTATACCCAGCAACACTAGATGCGAACGTAGCAAGAATACCTGTGTCGGTATAACTAATTGCTGTATTTACTTGTAAATTACCTTTTGCTGATGTAGGCGTTAATCCAATACCTAAATTTGTTCCATCAAAAGTTAAATTAGCACTATCTACTAAAAGACCGCCTGTACCGTTGTAATTTACTCGACCAGCAGTTAATCCTGAATCGGTCAAAGATGTTACTACTGCCGTGCTTGGTGTAGTTGCTCCAAGTGTGCCGTTAAATGCACCTGATGTTAAAGTTAATCCAGATATTGTGGTTGCTGTACCTCCAAGACTAACACTTGTACTACCGATTGTAATAGATGAATTTGTTAAACTTGAATTACCAATATTGCTTAAAGTATTGCTTGAACCACTAATTGTTTTATTAGTTAGCGTATCAGTTGTTGCTCTGCCCACTAAGGTATCTGTAGATGTTGGCAAAGTTAAAGTACCTGTATTGACAATGCTAGAAATAACAGGTGCAGTTAAAGTTTTGTTTGTTAAAGTATCAGTTGTAGTTTTACCAACTAGCGTATCTGTTGCTAATGGCAAGTTTAAACTATAGCTAGAAGATGTGTTTTGCCCTACCAGAGCAGTTTGACCACCTAGCGTTGCTTGAAAGACAATTTGACCCATGATTTAATCCTTGATTTTGAAAGTTTTAGGCAGCCAGGGTAAATTCACAGTTTGATCGCTTTGTAATGACTGCATCTGTTCCTCTAACCTTGATTTTATTGTATTTACACCATTTTGCATAGATTCTTTTTCTATCCACTCAGCAATATCTAATTCCTTAATTTCTTCTAATGGTTTTTTAATAATCTTATCTGAAAAATACCAATTTCCCTCTGTAGATACCTTGTGCGGATCTTGTATTAATTTACAAACGTAATGAGCATGAGTAATTACCCCATCTTCTACGCTGATTTTGGTTATTTTCCAGTCGAACATTATGGTGCAATATAAAGAGTTGTAATTACAGGGCTATTGCTTAATACATTATTACCTGTACCTGTTGTTACTGTTGCGCCTGTGCCACCGTAAGCTACAGGAACTGCGCCTGATGCAATATTTGAGCCATTTAAACTTGTTAAATTTGCACCTGATCCACTAAAAATAGGAGCTGAATATACACCTGTACTTGGATTAAACTTAACCTGTGTACTAGCTGTATACAACGTATTAATAGAACTAGTTGTTTGACGTGCAAACGTAATATATTCTGTTGTATTGCTTGATGTATCGTCTGTAACGCTAACTGTTGCTGCGTTATTTGACCAAATAGGTGCTGACGTTCCTTGTGACGTTAATACTTGCCCTGTAGAGCCTACTGCTGATAACGCTAATGCAGTTGATGATGAATAAACTACTGCGCCAGCAGATGCAGTTAAATTAGCGTTTGTGCCGCCATTTGATAATCCTACTTGTCCGACAATATTACCAGCTTGAACAGATAAATTGCTTTTGTTTACATAAATTGCGCCTGTTGTTGAATTTACATAAGCAACAATACCAATTTTAATTGCATATCCTGTCGGTGGGATTGTATTTTGATAAAAACCAGCAGAATAAGGTGACAAATAAAGCGTATCACCAACGGTATAACTACCAGTATTTACTCCTTGAATCAATCCAATTGTTGTTACATACCCTGCCGTTCCTGTTGGAATAGCTTGATTTGCCAAACCAATCACGTTGCCTGTTGTTAAACTGTTTGCAATTGCTAATGCCACGTTAGGATAAGTGTAACCACTACTTGTTGAAGTTACATATACAGGTTGACCAATATTAATAGTCGATCCTGTATTGTTATA